CCTGAAATAGTGCCCAAAACAACGGTGATGAGATATTAACTCCCATCGCTGAAAGGCAGGTAAGTAGCATTATTGAGTTAGAGAAAGTATCTTGTAACTGAGTTTGTAAAAAGCCAGATCCAAATCCATTTCGTCTCCATTCATACAGTGAGCCATCGGGTAGTAGTATAGGTGTGTGTTTTGTTGAAAAACAAACCCATTCCCAAAGGTTCTGAATCCTGGAAGGATCGGTTGTAGCTTTGTCTCCGTTATAGAAACTAGTCTCTTCGTAGTGCGAGAAGTCGAAGTAAGATCTCCAGATCTCGTGAACTATATCGATTAACTCAAAAAGCAACCTTTTGTCAAACTGACTCCAGTCAGCTGTCAAAGTTGAATTTGGTATTCCATGTACTTCAGATTCTGTGATGATTCTTCTCCATCCTCCACGCATTATTTCTCGTGTCCAAAAAATTTTCCCTTGGTCAGGAAAATTCATGTAAATGTGCTGTAATGGCCAGATAAACATCATCTCTGCAAATATCATTAGCCAAGAAACGCCAAAAACGGCTCTTATCTTGTCTGGTTCATCTGCTGAAACAACGTGTGATCTAGAATGAATGGTATGCCAATAGTAAGGTTGAGGCTTTCCATTCGTCCAAAACGGTGCATCTTTGTCCTTGATTTGGTGAATCAAGAAGCGATTGTAAACGAGTAATTCTGGGTAAAGATTGTGCTTTTTGCGAGCTGTATCATTTATCAGACCGTGCTTTTGCTTGAGTGCAAGCCAGTCATCAACTGATATATCTTCGCTAAAATTTAAGCGCATCTTTCTCCAAAATAAAATTGATTTCCACTCTTCGAATAGATTTCTCCAATTGTTTTGAAATTGTGTGTCTGACATCTTAGGTAATTCAGATTCAGCATCAACATTTCGTGAGTTGGGTTGAAATCTCCAGTTTTTAAGGTTCCAAGGGGCTTCAACATTAGTGTTGAGTCTAATTGGATAGTATCGCAAATCGGGATACGCAACTGGGAATAAAGTTCGGTTTGGCTGAAAAGATTGTTTGGTCTTCTCAACTGCTGAGTAAAAGTGTGAATCTCTCGGTATGCTATGATTCGGTTGTTCAAATGTAAAGAAATCGGCAACTAAGGCTTCGTCTGAGAAGTCTGAT